TAGGCCTGTTCGAACATTTCATGGAAGCGCGGCGGTTGGCCTGGCCTGGTCGCTATCGGCACCGGTGGACCGATCTCATTTATACCGAGATCTTAAAGAACATCGTCACGATCCTCATGGGCGCGGGTTCCTCCCAAAAGACTTCTCACGCCTCCGAGTTCGCTTTGCTGGATTACTGGGCGCACCCCGACAACACACTGGTTCTGATCTCCACTACCACGGTGGACAAATTGGACATGGCCATTTTTGGCGAGATCAAAATGCTCTTAGCCTCAGCTCGAGAACGTTACCCCTGGCTGGACGGCAACCTGATCGAGAGCAAAAGGGCGATCTCCACCGATAACATTCAGATCACCGATTCACGGGACATTCGAAAAGGGATCGTTGGCCGCGCCTGTTACGTGGGCAAATCTTGGATCGGGTTGGGGGTGTTTGCCGGCATCAAACAAGCCCGCCTGCGCTTCATCGCCGATGAGCTGCAGTTCATGCAGCCGACTTTCCTCGATTGCCTGCCTAACATGTTCCAGAGCGCCGATCTGGATGCTTCCGGGGATCCCGATATCAAGGTAATCGGCAGCGGAAACCCAAAACACGATCCGTACGATCAGTTGTCCATGGCCGCCGAGCCCGTTGACGGTTGGCCTTCTCAAGACGGCATCCGCAAAACCACCTGTTGGGATATCAAGTTCCACCGCGGACGCTGCGTCAATCTGGTCGGCACCGACTCACCCAATTTCGATGTTCCTGAAGGCGAACGCCCGCCTTATCCGCGCTTGATTAGCCGCAACTCCGTAAAGCTGGTTGCCAAACGGTGGACAGAGGACTCGCTGCAGTACTGGACCCAATGCGTGGGCGTGATGCGAATGAACATGCTGGGCAAGCGTGTTTTGACTGAGGCCATGTGCGACGCGCACGGCGCATTCACTAAAGTCGTTTGGCGCGACGATAACCAGACCCGCATAGGCTTTCTGGATCCGGCCTGGGGCGGGCACACTGCCGACCGTTGCACCTGGGGTTATCTGGACTTCGGTTACGACATTGAAGGCCGGGAGATTATCTGCTTTGGCGAGTACACCGACATTCCGATCTTGGTCGCCAGCAAGATCCTTCCCGATGACCAGATCGCCCACTTTGTGCACCGGGACGCTGTCCGCCTGGGCATCGATCCGAACAATATCTTTTACGGCTCTACCGGCCGCGGCACGACGGGCGCCGCCCTGGCCCGGGTGTTTGGCAAAGAGGTTCCCGTGGCTATCGCTGAGGGTGACAAGCCCACGACCAGGCCCGTGCGGTCGGATTGGTTCGTAACGGACGAAAAAACGCACATTAAACGGCTCAAACGTGCCGATGAAGAGTACGCGCGGCTCAACGCGGAGCTGTGGTTTGCCGTTAGGAACGTGGTGGACTGTGACCAGATGCGTTCCTTGCCCCGCGAGGTCGCCCGCGAGTTCGCCTTGCGCGAGTATCGCCCGACCCGGAGCGGCAAGATCGAGCTTGAGGACAAAGAGGACACCAAAGAGCGAATGGGCATGTCCCCCGACCTGGCCGACGCTACCAGCTTTGGCGTGGAAGGCGCGCGCCAGCGCGGTTTCACCGTGGGCCATGTCGGCTACAAGGTGATCGAGGCATCCGAAGAGGAAGAAGATTACTTCGACACCGAAGCCAGGGAGTATCAGGAGGCAATTCAAGCAGGGTTGCTTTCCCACAAGAGCTTATGAGCTTGTTGATCGATCTCGATTTTTGGGTTCAGTTTGGGGTATCATCGGCCATGCCTACCGAAAACCGATCTCCCGCTTCTCTTGAAAAAAGAAGAGCCTACACGAGAAATTACTACTACCGGAATCGCGCAAGTTGCTTGGAGAGGCACAAGCGTTACGAGGCTCAAAATCGCGAGCGGCTTAAGCTTAGGTCGCGACTGTGGCGAGCAAACCATCCGACTTACTACAAAGAACGCTCTGCAAAGTATTACGCCGCAAATCGGTTACGCATATCTCAAAAGCTCAAAGAGAAACGGAAGAAGGATCCCGATTGGAACCGCTTTAAACACCGAAAGCAGCTTTATGGAGTAGATCGGGCAAAGTGGGACGCGATGCTCCAAGGACAGAACGGGGTCTGCGCCATTTGCAAAACCTGCCTTCCGGCGACGGTTGATCACGACCATTTAACCAATGAGGTGCGAGGATTGCTTTGCGGAAACTGCAATCGCGGTCTTGGGGCATTCAAAGACGATCAATCCATACTGATCGCCGCCGCCGACTATCTAGCAAGGAGAGATCGATGCGTTACCGCTTGAGATCGTATGACCAATCACCACCAGGCGGCTACTGTTACGGCCCGGATGGAGGCTTTGCACGGCGCTGCCGGCCGGTCATTGAGGACATTGCCCGTGAGCTTTCAGCCTATCGGACGGGAAACGGCCTTCCCCGTGCCAGTATCCAAGAATGCCTCATGGACGCTGACTCGGCGCAGTGCCAACGGTTGGGAAATAATCCGACTTACTGCATTCCCTGCGGCCAGGTCAAAAGCGCCGCTCATCCGGAGTTACCAGCGCAAACTGTCGCACTTCAGGCCAATGCGCCATTAATCGCCCCGCCCTGCCAAGGCTGCGGGGTGGTCATCCAATGAACCCACTTTTAACCGAAATCCAAAACGACATTTCTGGCCTGGCCGCCTTGCGTGATTGGTTAGGGGACACCGGCGAGCCAGTGCATTCCATGGTAGCCGAGATACGGGCTCGGCCTTGCGTGGAAGGCAATGACGGCAAGCCCTGCCCCATGAACAAAGCGCCCCGCTGGTGGAATTTGCCGCAAAACGTCAAAAACCTGGCCGCCAGGTGGATCCGTAAAGAGCTCGAGCTTAAGGGCCACATGCGCCTGGCTGTTCCCCAGGAGAAACGCCTCCACATGTGCAAAGCCTGCGGCTGCTGCCTGCGGCTCAAGGTGTGGGTCCCACGGCTTTTAATTCGCGAACACACAACCCCAAAAGTCATTGATCAAACCCCCAGCTATTGCTGGCTTCGCCGAGAGTTAGCAGATATTATCTCTCCATGACCACTTACCAAAAATGGGTTGAAAAAAACCGCGCCCGTCGAAGGGAGTTGGATCGCAAATCTTATCAGAAAAATCGGCCTGCGCGGTTACTCAGACTGGCCAGATACCGAAGCTCGAAGGGGGATATTTTAAGGGCCCGCCAGCGGGCACAATACAAGGCTAACCCATCAAAATTTAAGGCGCGTGACCACGCACGCAGAGCCGTGCTTTTGAAACGGTCAGTAAACCCTAAGAGTATCCTTCTGTTCATGGATGGGATTAGGGCAAAACCCTTTTTTAAATGTTACTACTGCCGCAAGCGGAAGCGCACCAGTGGCGTTGAGTTCGATCATATCGTTCCACTGAGCAAAGGGGGTGCACATTCGGTAGAAAATCTGTGTGCTTCGTGCCGTTCTTGCAATCGAAGCAAGCACTCAAAACTCCTCTCAGACTTCGTAAGTCTCGGTCAACAGATCTTATCGTTATGAATTTTTCAACCGCAACCAGAGTCCAGCAAACCATCCGCGCCGGCGATACCGTGGAATGGGAGCGCGGGGTTAATCGGGTCAAAATCAACAATGCGGCCAACTGCGCGCCGCCCTTGGACCCCGCGGCTGCCAAAAAGCTCGGTATCAAGATCAATGTCAATTGGGGTGAGTTGATGGTGCTTTTGGCCCATGCCCGCCGCCAGTACATGAACGCCTTTTGGCAAAATACCCAGTTCTTCAAGGTATCGGTCCCGACTGCGCCCAAAGAGAGCCAAAGCGAGTGGGGCGAGTTCATCACCCAGGAAATCAACAAGCCCTTGCGCGATTCACTCTCGTTTTTCGAATTGCATCGCTCACGCTGGGCGTCTGTGGTCTGCCACGGTATCGGGCCCATGATGTGGCACTCAAGGGATGGTTGGGAACCTGACTACGTTTCCCTCGAGGACCTACGGATCCCCACTGACACCACCCTGGACTTTAAAAATCTCAACTGGTTTGGTGTGCGCCACATTTACACCCCCTATGAGCTTCTCTCCAAAGCTTTCAGCCCGTCGCCGCTGAACAAGTGGCACAAAAAACAGATTGCGGATATCCTCAAAAACTACAAGGAAATCAACTACGACTATGCGCCCAATCATTATAACTGGGAAACTCAGCCTGAGAAGCTGGCCGAGCTGGTTAAGCAGGACGGTGGTTACTTCGCCAGTGATGCCATGCCCGGGATCCCGTTGTGGCACTTTTATTTTGTGGATGACACCCAGGCCAACAATAAGGGTTGGTTCATGCGCGTGGTGGCGGAAAATGCTGTCGTTCGGGGCGCCACGCCGGAAGAATTTCTCTGGGATGACGACACACCTATTGCCCGAAACCGGTCTGAAATCCTTCACTGCCAATTTGGGGACCTGTGCAACAAAGCCCCCTTTAACTATCACTCCATCCGGTCCCTGGGTTTTTCGCTCTTGGAACCGACGTTCTACACGAACCTGACCCGCTGCCGGCTGCTTCAGCATATTCACGATAATTTCAATATCTGGTTGCGGACAACCGATCCCATCGACAGGGCCCGCGCCTCAGTGCAGGAGTTTGGCAACATGAGTGTTCTCAAGCCTGGCGTGAGTGTGGTCAGCCAGCAGGAACGCCACCAGATCGAGGCTGACTTGGTCGAGATGGGCATGGCCCAGTTGAAACAGTTGCAGCAGGAAGCTAGTTCCTCGTACACGCAGGACACCGATACCGGGACCAAACGCGAGCAAACCGCCTACGAAACCAGCGTTAAGCTGCAGCAGGTCAACGCGCTCATGGGTGGGCTCTTGATGACCGCGTTTATTTACGAAAAGCATTTCTACAAAGAAGTCAGCCGGCGCTTTTGCCTGGGGAGGAGCGAAAATGAGGATATTCAGCAGTTCCAGAAACGCTGCAAGGATGCGGGTATCCCGCGCCAGTATCTGGATTCCAAACTTTGGGATATCGAGCCAGTTACTTCACTTGGCTCGGGCAATCCCACGATGGCCATGGCCGCCGCGCAGCAACTCCTGGCAGCCTCGGGCCAGTTCGATGCCACCGCGCAGCAAGAGATCAAGCACGACTGGGTGATCGCCGTTACCCAGGACCCGCGCAAGGCCGCCAGGTGGGCGCCGCTGGGTCGCTCGCGCGGTATCACGGACTCGGTGCGTGATGCCCAATCGATCTTTGGGACGCTTATGCAGGGTGTGCCGCTGCCGCCGCGGGAAGAACTCAGCGCCACCGAACAGATCGACACGCTTATTCCGCTTTTGGCCGGCGTGATCGTCAAATTCGGTAACCGGGATAACATGGCCCAACCGGATGAAGTCACCGGCATGAATGAGGTTGTCCAGTACATCGCGAAGCTATTGCAAACCCTCCAACAGGACCCGACCAAAATACAGTACGTCAAAGAGGCCGGGGACAAACTTCAGCAGTTGGTTAATGACATCAAAGGACTCACGCAGCGCGCCCAAGAGGCCGCCCAACAACAACAGCAAAACGGCAACGGGCAGGCCGATGCCGCCGCGCAGGCCAAGGTACAGGCTACGCTGGCCATGGCGCAGGCCAAACTCCACGGCAAGGCTCTAGCCGACAAGCAGAAGATGCAGCAGAGCTCGGAGAAATTCGTCCGTGGCGAGCGCCGGGACGATGCGAGGACCTTTGCTCAAATCCAGCGTGAGAACGCCTTGGCTGAGACGAAGCGCAAAAACGAGGCGAAGCGCAAGCCCGCCTCACCCAAGTAACTCTTTACGAGCGCCATCTTCCCAGCTCATCCCCTCAGTTGAGGGTGCTGCTCCCCCGCCAGTACTGCGGCGGGTGGGCTTGTTGGGATCGGATTCCTTCAACTGGGCCAGCTCGGCTTTGAGCGTTTCCACTTCGGTACGCAGGCGGGTGTTTTGCAGTTTCATCGGATAATGCGCGGCCACCATGTGCCGCACGTGGGCCAGTTTTACGATCCGCTGCTGAGGCGTTGTCGCCGGGGCGTCGAATATGTTGTAACCACGCTGTCGTAAGTCGGCTGCTTCCTTGTCATCAGGCGCATCCCGGTATTCGGCAATTCGCTCCACCAGATCATTACTGATTTGCGCTAAAGCCTTGTCTGTCTCTGCCTTCATTTGGACCCGCTGCCCCTGCTCCTGTTTCTCGAGCTCGGCCGCCTTGGCTTTCTCCTGGGCTAGGGCGCGGTTGTAAGAGGATTGGATCCCCTTCATGGCGTCGATCTTGGGGATGATCGTTATGGCGTCATCGCCGAACATCGTGCGGATCTCGGCGTTGCGCTTGGTCGGGGACTCGATCGAAAACAAATAGTCAACGTCCTGCTTGGTCCCTTTGCGGATGGCGCCGGTAGTCGAATCGGTGATATCCATCTGCGTTATCAGATCTTCAGCCGTGAACGCGGCTTCGTTGAAGGACTCTTGGAATTTGGCTTTGAACGCGGGATCGATTTCTTTCTTGGCGACTCGCGCCTCGGCAATGGCGTTATCGCGCTCCTGCTCGATTTGCTTCAGGCGCGCCGTTAAGGCCTCGGTATCCCGCCCGCGCGCCTCGAAATCTTTGATCCGCTTTTCGTAATCAACAACCAACTGGCTTTTTGCGGCCGCCTCCGTTTTCCATTTTTCGAGCTCATTCCGCAGATTCTCGGCGGGGCGTTTGGGGTCGAGCTTAGCGCCAGGCGCAGGTGCAGCCGGCTTGGTGG